CTTGTGGCACCGCTCAGAAGCTGCGCTCCGTCCAGACCCTAATGAACCGGCATGACATTTGCTGGAAAGCTTGGGGCAGATCCAACTGCATCAAGTTGGGGACATGGTTACTGGAGTGCATCATCCAAGTCAGTGGTTGGTTTGAAAAGGAGACACGCAGGGAAGGTCGAAAGACGCTCAATTACGTGGTTCCTACTCCTGAATACCTAGCCATCAAAGATCAGGTAATGGCTACGGCTGAGCTGTTTGCTCCCTTGGCTTGGCCAATGCTGATTGAGCCCAACGATTGGGCTGAGAACCGTTCCGGTGGCTACCTTCTCAACGAAGTGATGAGGGGTCATGACATGGTGCGCCGTGGACAACAGGGACGTATACAGGGAGAACAGATCTACCTTTTTCTCAACCACCTCCAAAAGGTTGCTTACCGCATCAATCCATTCGTCTATGGAGTGGCCAAGCAGCTGATGGAGAGGAGAGTGAAGGTAGGTAAGTTTCTTCCTATTGTGGAGATGCCCTTACCTGTCAAACCCTTTGATATTGCTGAGAACTACGATGCCCGAAAGGACTATCGTCGTCGCGCAGCAGAGGTAAGGAACACCAATGCTCATGCGTTCAAGGCATCATGTCGAACACGCATGACTATGGAGACCGCTGACCGGTTCATTGATAAGGAACGCTTCTTCCTTCCTTGGTCGTTGGATTACAGGGGCAGGGCTTACCCCATTCCTGCATTCCTAACGCCAATGGATACGGATGCAGGGAAGAGCCTGCTGCGCTTCGCTGATGAGGCCTACATGACCCCTGAAGCAGAAGATTGGCTGGCATTCCAGGTAGCCACTACCTATGGTCTCGACAAGGCTCCCATGGCTGAGAGACTGGAGTGGACTAGGAATCACAATCACCTCATTGAGGCGGTTGCTACCGATCCACTAGGCACTTTAAGTGAATGGGAGGCAGCGGAAGAGCCATGGCAATTCCTTGCAGCGTGTGAGGAGTATTACCATTGCGTGATTGCTTGCACTAGGCAATTCACTGGTCTTATGGTGGCCACAGATGCCACCTGCAGTGGTCTTCAGATCTTGAGTGGCCTCGCTAGGGATAAAACATGCGCTAAGCTCGTTAATGTTTTACCTAGTGACAGACCTCAAGATGCCTACAAGGTTGTCGCTCAAGTAGCTACACCGAATTGTCCTGAATCAATCCAACCCTATATGGACCGCAAGGTCACTAAACGGGTTGTAATGACCATTCCCTACAACGCTAAACCTTTTTCCAATAGAAGCTACATCCGTGAAGCTTTAAAAGAGAAAGAGGTTGAGATCAGTAAAGAAGATCTCACTCAGACAGTCAATGCTGTACGAGCAGCGATGTGGGAGGTTGTCCCTGGTCCAATGGCTGTAATGGATTGGATCGAAAAGGAAATCACTGCTTTGATCCATAGGGGTGAGACAGAGGTTTCTTGGATAACACCCTCTGGGTTTGTTGTTACCCAGAAGTTAATGAAAAAGAAATTTGAACGTTTGCAGTTACATCTTTTAGGAGAGTGTGAGGTACGAGTGGCAACGGGTGACACCGAAGAGGTGGACATCAACCGCCACAAAGCTGCAACTGCACCGAATCTGATCCACAGTTTAGATAGTTCACTTTTACACCTGTCCTTCACAAGGTTCAGCGCACCGTTCAGTGTCATTCATGACTCTGTCCTGTGTCGTGCAACAGATATGTCCCAACTATCGGCAGTAGTTAGGGAAACCTATATGCACCTGTTTGCTGAACAAGATTACCTTTCCGATTGGGCTAAACAAATCGGAGCCCTTTACCCGCCGCCGATCATTGGGGACTTAGAACCCGAATCAGTGATCGAATCCACCTATTTTTTCTGTTAAAAACCTGTCCACATGGCACAATCTATTCACGTAACCAAACAGCCTGTAACTCTTGAAGGTTATCAAGCTGTGATGAAACCCAGTAAGTTTGGCTTTTCACTGTCTGCCTTGGTAGGGAGTGAGCTGATTGAAGCCCTAGACGAAGATCGGGCTAATGGTTTGAAGTGGTGTGACTCAAAACTGAAGAACCCCAAGCGCAGTGTGTTGAGGCCTGAACCTTGGGAAGAAGTCAGTGAAGGTCAGTACAAAATCAAGTTCAGTTGGAATGAAGAGACCAAGCCTTCTGTTGTTGATACGGAAGGGACACTAATTACTGACCCAAATACACCCATTTATAGTGGGTCTCAAGTTAAGTTGGCTTTCCGTCAGAAACCATATGTCCTTAAGGATGGGGTGACTTACGGTACCAGCCTAAAGCTTGTCGGCATCCAGGTTGTTGCACTTAGTGCTTCAGCTGGTGTTGATCGTGGTGATATGAGTGATACGGAAGTTGCTGAACTCTTTGGCACTACCCGTGGTTTTAAGACCCAAGACCCTAACGTCACCCCTCCTGAAGAAATCGCAGTTGACGACGATTTTTAGTGAGAAGCAAACTTGAAGAGAAAGTAGCTCAGCTCCTTAAGGGGTTGGGCATTTCTTTTGAGTATGAGTCAACTAAGGTAGCGTACATACTTCAATGTAACTATATTCCTGACTTCCTACTCCCAAATGGTATCTACCTAGAAACCAAAGGGCTATTCACACCAGAGGATCGCCGCAAAATGGTTGCCGTTAAAAAGGATAACCCTGATCTTGATATCAGGATGGTCTTTCAGGCACCGTACAACAAAATTGAAAAAAGGTCTAAGACCACCTACGCCCAATGGTGCGAAAAGAACGGTTTTAAATGGTGTTCATTCACTTCCATCCCAATTGACTGGTTAACATGACTATTCTATCTGATATGTTTGATAACTCTATTACCTGCAGGGTAAGAGTTGTTATTGATGAGCATGATCGACACGTAGAAGTTTCGGAATCATTTGCAGCTGGGACTGTGCCCGAATTGCAAGAAGTCTATGACTCTGCATTACGTGCTGCTGGATACGTAATCGACTAACAGTATATAAATAACAATGACTATCGACAAGAAAACTGCCTACACACAGATTGTTGAATACTTTACTGATACCTTGGCTGATGCTGAGGATGCAGTGAAGAACGGAGTACTGACTCCTGATGATGTCGTTGATGCCTTTGTAGAGGCCATTGACGACTGGCACTCTTATTTCATTGATACTGCTGCTACATATGCATCCATTGCAAAAGCAGTGCGAGAGCGAGTTTCTAAGGCATGAGCCTTGTGTGAACTGCGGCAGTAGTGATGCCAACAGCTTATATAGCGACGGACATTCCTACTGCTTTTCTTGCACTACCTACACTCACCCCACTGGTGAGTCTTATTCACAATCATCACGCATGTCAAATGTTCAACTCCAAGGTTCAGCCCAAAGGCTGCAAAAACGAGGGTTGTCTGAAAAAGTCTGTGAAAAATACAAGATCTTCCGAGATGGAGACCTGCTGCGCTTCTACTACTTCAGTAGTGACGGCATCCTCAAGGGATGCAAAGTAAAAACTAAAGACAAAGATTTTAGATATGAAGGAGAGACAGATGGCACCTTCTTTGGACAACACCTATTTCCTACCACTGGAAAACGAGTCGTCATTACAGAAGGGGAACTCGATGCGGCTTCGTGTTATTCAGCTATGGAGGGCTGGCCGATGGTCTCTCTGCCTGGCGGTGCCGCTTCGGCAAGAAAGGCGATCCAACGGAATCTCGAATGGCTACAGGGCTATGCAGAGATTGTCCTGTTCTTCGACAATGACGCTCCAGGCCGTAAAGCAGCGGAGGAAGCGGCAGGGGTCTTACCACCTGGCAAGGTCTCGATCTCTCGCATATGCGAACCATATAAAGACGCAAGCGATGCGCTTCAAGCCAATGACCCTGAAGCAATTCGGAGAGCTATTTGGGATGCCACCCCGTACAGGCCGGATGGCATCGTTGAGGGCAGGTCTCTTTTAGAACTAGTTACAACGCCTAACTCACCACATGATTACGAATACCCCTTCAAAGGGTTACAAGAAAAGCTCCATGGGATCCACAAAGGCGAACTCATCTCAATCACAGCAGGATCTGGAATCGGGAAGAGTTCCTTCTGTCGGGAGCTTGCAACTCACTTACTCAACAACGGGGAACGAGTTGGATACCTGGCTCTGGAGGAGTCCAACCGACGCACAGCCTTAGGGCTGATGTCTGCTGCTGTAGGTAAATCCCTTCACATTGGTGAACATGATCGAGCTACGTTGGTTGAAGCTTATGAGGCTTCACTAGCCAACTGGAACCTCTACCTATTCGATGGTTTTGGGAGTTATGACACCGACATCATTTATAATAGGATTGAGTATCTAGCAACTGGTCTTGATACCAAAATTGTCTTTCTTGATCACCTATCAATCCTATTGAGTGGGTTGGACGGGGATGAGCGCAGGATCATTGACCAGACCATGACCAAGCTCAGGTCGTTGGTAGAGCGCACTGGTATCACATTGTTCCTTGTGTCTCACCTAAAGCGTACCTCTGGTGATCAGAACCACGAAGAGGGGGCAAGGGTGACGCTGGGTCAGCTTCGAGGCAGTGCGGCAATCGCGCAGCTGTCAGATTCTGTTATAGCCCTGGAACGCAATCAACAGGCTGCTAATGGTGGCAGCTCCACCGTAGTACGTGTCCTGAAGAATCGCTTTAGCGGTGAAGTAGGGATTGCTTGTCATCTGGATTACGACCTATCCACTTGTAAATTTATAGAAACCAAAGTAGATGAAGAATTCGACGCCACCCAAGATTTCTAAACCTAAACCACCATCGCCTCAAGCAATTACCAAAGCACAGTTCGTTGACAAGACATACAAGTGGGCTGCTAAATGACTGACCACCCAATCACCCCACCGCCTGAGCTAGTGCAGCAGTGGCGCGAAGAATCA